CAGCTATCAAGAATTGAAAAGCAAGAAGGAGAAATCTTATTTCTTGCTATGACAGTACCAGACTATGAAGTTATGTCTGTCAACATGAAAGAATTAAAAAGGTATATAACCGAACTGAAAGATGTAGTGGTCTACTATAAAGAAGTCACTGCACCTCAGACTGATGCACAAAAACAGAATTAAAATCTGTAATACTTGTGATCAGTATACAAAATTTAAGGTGTGTAAAGCATGTAAATGTTTTATGCCACTTAAAGCAAGGCTAACTAGGGCATCCTGCCCGAAAGGCAAATGGGAGAAGTAAATGAATTGGTTAAAAGAAAGAGTTTCTGAGAGAACATCTTGGGACGGAGCAGTAATTATCGTCGTGTGTGGTTTAGTACTATTTACAGGCGGATTAGCTAAATTATTAGCAGTAGCGGGTCTAGCATATGGTGCTTGGACTTGTTGGAAAGGGGAATAATATGCCAAGTGGTAAAGGAACATATGGGAAGACTAGAGGTCGCCCAAAAAAGAAAAAGCCAGGAAAACGCGGTAAGAAGAAAGGTATGAGGCATGGCTGCTAGACGCAGGCCAGCACGAAGAAAAGCTTCAGCTAAGAAACGTAACGTACCTACTAATAAGAAGCTATACGCAAGGGTAAAAGCTGCAACAAAACGAAAGTTTGCAGTGTACCCTAGCGCGTACGCTAATGCTTATCTTGTGAGAATGTATAAGAAGGCAGGAGGCAAGTACCGTCGTGGCTAAGGGTGGATTAAGTACATGGTTCAAACAGAACTGGGTAGACATATCTAGACCTAAAAGAAAGGGTGGATTCGAAAAATGTGGCAGACCAAAAGCAGGAAAGAAGAAATATCCGAAATGCGTACCAGCTGCAAAAGCAAGTCGAATGACAAAAAAGCAGATCAGATCGGCAGTTAGTCGAAAACGATCTAAGAAACAAGGAGTAGGTGGAAAACCTACTAATGTTAGAACATTTAGGAGAACTACACGTGGCCGTAAGAAGAGCTAGAAGTAAAAAGTCCTCAAAGTTAAAAAGAGTGGGCGTATCAGGATATAATAAACCAAAGCGTACGCCCAAGCACCGAACAAAATCTCATGTTGTTGTAGCAAAAGTTGGTACAAAAACAAAGGTTATACGATTTGGACAACAAGGAGTGTCAGGAGCAGGAAAATCTCCAAAAACAATGGCACAGAAAAAAAGAAGAGCCTCATTCAAAGCTCGTCACGCCAAAAATATAGCTAAAGGCAAAATGTCAGCAGCATATTGGGCAAATAAGGTAAAATGGTAAATAAATTTAAACAAAAAGCTAAACAACTTTGGAACATGATCAACGGTACAGATAAAAACCTAGATGGTAAAGTCGATATTGACGATGCATGGATTACAGCAAGGCAAAAAAGCAAGAAACGTTCAAAGAACGTTAAGGAGAGATAGAGATGTCTATGAGATTAATGGCAGCAGAAGTTGCCTGTGGCACTAATGTTGGAGCAGCTTCGACTTTTGAAAACGCAGTATATGTAAGACTAGTTAATTCTGGAGCAACAGCAAGGTTAGTAACTGTAGCAAATGCAGCAGATGTAACACTGGCTTCAATTACAGTCGCACCTGGGGAAGTAACATTCCTAACTAAAGATCAAGACCATCAAATATTTGCAGCGCACGCTGAAGTATTAGGTGTACCAATAATATGGAGTTAAACTTGGATAATAAAGAGTGGTTAGAAGATATTGCTGCTTACAGCACTTCTACACTTGCTTTACTTAATAGAAAAGCAGAAAAATCCAAACAGATTTCCGATGGAGATCAGGTCATGAGTGAAATATGTATAGGATACTTGTATCTTTTACACACACTAAACACACAAGGGATATTGGAAACAAAATCAATAGGTAACGCATTAAATCGAACTGTGCACTAATGTTAGATGTTAGTAGAACAGATATCGTAAGTAATTCGTTTATGGACTTTCCTACTTCGGAAAGATTTATTAAGTTACCTATAGATTCTTACCTTGACTTATTAGGAATTACTCCTAACAGTTCACAGACAGCGCTGATTAATGCTGTCAACAACCCAAAATACAGATTCGTATGTGCCGCTATTTCTAGACGGCAAGGGAAAACATATATAGCAAACGTTATCGGGCAACTTGTTTCACTTGTGCCAGGTTCAAACATTCTTATTATGTCACCCAACTACTCTTTGTCTCAAATATCATTTGACTTACAGAGAGGACTAATAAAACATTTTGATTTAGAAGTTACAAAAGATAATGCAAAAGATAAAGTAATAGAACTCTCCAATGGTTCTACTATTCGTATGGGTTCAGTTAATCAAGTTGATTCTTCAGTAGGAAGATCATATGATTTAATAATTTTTGACGAAGCAGCACTAGCTGATGGCAAAGACGCATTTAACGTCGCCCTTCGTCCTACACTAGATAAAATAAATAGTAAAGCAGTATTCATATCTACTCCCAGGGGTAGAAATAACTGGTTCGCAGACTTTTATCACAGGGGTTTTAGTGAAGAGTTCTCCGATTGGGCTTCCATTCGCGCAACTTATCATGAAAATCCACGCTTCAGTGATGATGATATCAAAGAAGCAAAGAAAGCTATGTCCTCAGCAGAGTTTGCCCAAGAATATATGGCAGACTTCAACACATATGAAGGACAAGTATGGAATTTTAATTTTGAAGAGTGTGTTGCAGACTTAAGTCAGCTAGATACTAGTGATATGGATGTGTTCGCGGGATTGGATGTTGGGTATAAAGATCCAACAGCATTGTGCGTCATAGCCTATGATTGGGATCAGCAAAAATTTTATCTTATAGATGAGTACATGGACGCAGAAAGAACTACAGAACAACATGCCATAGAAATTCGCCGAATGATAGACAAATATAGTATTGATTACATTTATATCGATTCCGCAGCACAACAAACAAGGTTTGATTTTGCTCAGAATTATGATATTTCTACGATTAATGCTAAAAAATCTGTTCTAGACGGAATCGGGCATGCGGCCGGTATCATAGATAATGATAGATTGATAATAGATCAAAGATGTTCACAAGCATTGTCATGTGTAGATCAATACCAATGGGATCCAAATCCCAACTTACTGAAAGAAAAGCCAAAACATAATATGGCAAGTCATATGTCAGACGCCCTTAGATATGCGCTGTACACATTTCAAGAATCTTCAGGGAGTTTTTAGTTTTGACCTGCCAAAAAATAAATGTTGACATGAAGGTGAATTTTTGGTATAATTTTATATAAATAGGAATTTATGGATTTAAAACGAGATTTAGTCAAGTACGTTAGAGATAAAGCGAAATCTAAATATAAGAAAGACACCCAGTGCTTTATCTGTGGTGAAACAGAACATTTAGACTTTCACCACTTCTACGGAATGACTGAGCTTCTTGATACTTGGTTGAAAAGTAAGAAAATTACGATAACCTCAGCTGACGAGATCATGAAAATTCGTGAAAACTTTATTGAAGAATTTACTAACGAGATTTACAATGAAGCTGCTACACTATGCAAAGCCCACCATCAACGGCTACACAGTATTTATGGTAAGAGACCTAAACTGGTGACAGCACTTAAACAAAAAAGATGGGTGGAAAAACAGAGAGAAAAACATGGCATGGTATGACAGAATATTAGGTAGAGACCCCGAGGATCAGGAAAAACTGAATCCTGCACAGTCGTTTATCGGTATGGACGAGGGTATGACAATTGACACCCGAGAAGTCAAAGACAATTACAGATCAGCATATGAAGAACTAGAAGTAGTTAATCGTGCTGTAAATATGATAGTAGATGATTCAGCAGACATTAAATATGATGTTGGAATGAAAGTAAACGGTATTATGCCAGTTGTAGAAAATATTCGAAGAACTCGCGTAGACTTATTACTTAATAAAGAACCGAATCCGTTTCAAGACGTTAATACATTTAAGAGAAATCTTATAATTGATTTACTAATAGACGGTAACATCTTCGTATATTTTGATGGAAGGCATTTATATCATCTTCCAGCACAGAATGTAACTATTCATTCTGATACTAGTACTTACATTGAGAAATTTACATATGATGGTCATGTTGACTATTCTACGAAAGAAATAATACATATTAAAGAAAACTCATTTAAATCAATATATCGTGGAACTCCAAGGTTAAAACCAGCGTATCGCACAATGTATTTACTAGACAACATGAGGAAGTTTCAAGATAACTTCTTTAAGAATGGAGCAGTTCCAGGATTAGTACTTAAGAGCCCTAACACTCTTTCCGACAGAATAAAGGAAAGAATGCTGCAAAGCTGGTCTACTAGGTACAATCCTAAAAACGGCGGTAAACGCCCTCTTATTTTAGATGGTGGACTTGAAGTTGATGCTTTAACAAAAGTCAACTTTAAAGAACTGGATTTCCAGACATCAATATCGGCAAATGAGAAAATAATTTTAGAAGCTATGGGTGTTCCACCTATACTTTTAGACGGTGGGAATAATGCTAATATTAGACCTAACCACAGACTTTACTATTTGGAGACAGTTCTTCCAATAGTAAGAAAGATGTCATATGCTTTTGAAAGATACTTTGGCTTTGAGCTGACTGAGAATGTTACAGACATTCCAGCTTTACAACCAGAGTTAAGAGATCAAGCTGCATACTATGCAACCTTGGTCAACACAGGTATTATGACTCCAAACGAGGCTAGAGACCAATTAGGACGTGAACCTTTAGAAGGACACGACGAACTAAGAGTCCCAGCTAACATAGCGGGTTCAGCAGCGAACCCCACAGAAGGTGGACAACCACCACAAGAAGAGGAACAGGATAATGGCGAACAAGAAAGCAATACTTGAAACATTAGCAGATTTTTTTGCTAAACAAGGTAAAGTTTTAACACCAAGTGAGTATAAATCTATGGGCAACGAAGACGTCCCAATGAGATTTATGGTTGCGAAAAGACCTTTCGGGTCTTGGTCACGCATGACTCAGATGTTAAAAGTGAACTTTCCAGACCAATGGGCCAAAGCTAACTCAGAACCAGCTCCTACGGTTAAACCGAAGAAAGCAGTTGAGAAACCAGCAAAGGCAGCTCCCAAAAAAGCTAAGGAATAGGTAAGTACATATGGAGAAAATTTTTCATTGGACAAATACTTTTAAAACTCTTGGAGAGGACGAAGACGGTAGCGTTGATATTAAAGGATTAGCGTCTACTAATGCAGTCGACCGAGCAGGAGATGTTATTAACCATGATGCATGGATTCAAAAGAATGGATTAGATAATTATAAAACTAATCCAATCGTTCTATTTAATCATGATTATAATAAACCTATTGGTCGCGCAACTTCACTAGAAGTTACAGAAAATGGTTTGGAATTTGGAGCGAAAATCTCTAAATCTTCAGGCGAAATTAAAGATCTTATTAAAGATGGTGTTCTTGGGGCCTTTTCCGTCGGTTTCAGAGTCAAGGATGCGGACTATAACAAAGAAACGGATGGATACACAATAAAAGATGCCGAACTCTTCGAAGTATCAGTTGTAAGTGTACCTTGTAACCAGGGAGCAATGTTCTCGGTTTCAAAGTCATTTGACAGCATGGATGAATACAACGAGTGGAAAACGCACTTTAATAATAACGAGGCTCAGAATACTTCTGCGCCACAAGCCGAGGGTAAAACCTCAAAACAGGAGACGAATATGTCAAATGACACTAAAACTCCCGAAGCTAACATCGACTTGAAAGCTTTCGCAGAAGAAGTAGCAAAATCAACTGCTGCTAAAATTGCAATGCAACAAGCCGAAACCAAAGCTAAGGAACTTGCAGACGCAGAAGAGAAAGCAGAACAACAAGCCGTTGAACTTGCTGAAAAAGAAGCTAAACAAGAAGAAGTCAAAACTATAGTCGAAGTCGGAATGTCAGGAGCTGAACAGCTCATGAAAGACGTTGAAGAACGTGTTTCAGAAAAGCATGATGACCTAGAAAAAGTTGTTAATGAACTTCAATCTGAACTCAAAGATAAAAAATCTGAGATCGAAGCAATTCGTGAATCAAAAAGAGTCTTTGGTGACAGACAGTCTAGCGACTGGAAAAAAGCATTCGAAGCAGATATTGATGACGCTTACGTAATGGGACTCGCAACAGGTAAAGGTTGGGATACTAAACTTGCACACTCTACAATGGAAAAAGTAAACGCACACTCAGGTGTTGGTGTTTCTTCCGCTGATTTTGAGCAAACAGTTTCAACTAATATCGAAAGAGATATTCAATTAGAACTAGTACTAGCTCCGTTATTTAGAGAAATCCAAATGACTTCAGCTACTCAAATCATTCCAATTCTACCAGATGCTGGGTATGCTGAATTTACAGCTAACCAAACAGCTACCGGGTCTTCCCCACATGGTAACTTGGAAGAAAGAGGCGATACTTATGACTCAACAATGTCAGGTATTGACTTAACTGAAAGAACTCTTTCAACCAAAAAACTCATCTCACAATCCTACTTAGGTAATGAGACAGAAGAAGATGCAATCTTGCCAATTCTACCATTGATTCGTGAATCAATCGTTAGAGCACACGCAAGAGGTATTGAAAACGCACTACTCTTGGGTAACCATGCAGACGGCGTTTACGGTACAAGTGGAGCAGCTTTTGAAGGACTAATCACTATGGCTGGTTCTAATAAAACTCAATCCGCAACTGCATTTGCTTCAGAATCTTTAACAGCTCTTGATTTATTAAAAGCTAGAAAGAACATGGGTAAATATGGTATGAATCCAGCTGATGTAGTATACATCATTAACACAACAGAATACTTCAACTTATTACAAGATGCAGAATTCCAAGATGTTAATCTAGTTGGTTCAGATGCCGTCAAACTACGTGGCGAAATCGGTTCAGTATATGGCTCTAAAGTCATCGTCTGTGACGAATTCAAAACACCAGCAACTGGAAAGTTCTATGGTGCAGCAGTTTATGCAAAGAATTATGTAATGCCTAGATTAAGAGGTGTAACAATCGAATCTGACTACGAAGTAGCTAATCAGAGACGAGTACTTGTTGCTTCTCAAAGACTTGGATTCACCGATATGATCGATGCTTCCACTTCAACTTGGGCACTTCAGTACAAAGCTAGTTAATAGCTAATGCGAATATTTGGAGGGGGTGTAACTCCCTCCAATGTTTTTAAGAAAAAATTATGGCAGATTTAGTAACATTACAACAATACAAAGACTTTAACGGTTTAGAAAGCGTTAAAAATGATGCTCGTATCAATCACATTATTGATCAAGTAAGTCAATTAGTAAAAAGTTATTGTAGTAGTACTATAATCGACTACGCAAGTAGTGCCAAGACTGAATACTTTACAATTAAAGATGATTTAGTCGATACAATTATTTTGGATGAATCTCCCATTATAAGTGTAACTTCAGTACAAGAACGAACAGGACAAGCAGATGCATATGTCACCCTAATCACAGAAAATTCTGACAGTAGCGGTAAATATGAATATGTAGTCAATGACGATTCTGACAGTATTACTCGTACGAGTGATTCAAGTACTAAGTACTGGCCAAAAGGTCACAAGAGTGTTAAGGTAGTATACACAGCAGGTTATACTAGCACTCCAGAAGATTTAAAACTAGCAGTATTTGATTTAGTCAAGTACTACTTAAAAGACGAACGAAGAGAAAGAATGACAATCGCAGGAGCAACAGTAGAAAATCCACTATCTTCTAGTTTATCGGGTAATATAGGTTTTCCAGATCATATCAAGCGAATAC